ATGGGCATACTAGAAAAAGATTTACAGTCTGCAATTGATCAAGCAGATGACATGTGTAAAAATTTAACAATAAGTGATGATGCAAAAATTATAATCATTGAAATGATTTTCCAGCTTGGGGGGACAGGAGTTTCCAAGTTCAGGAAAATGTGGCAGGCGCTTCAGCAAGATCCACCAGATTACGCCGAAGCGTCAGTCCAAATGCTTGATTCACGATGGGCAAAGCAGACACCTAACCGTGCAAAAGAAATGGCTAGGCATATGTCGGAGTGTGTGGTATAATGCCGCAGTGCAATTAATACAGAAATATAATTACGCAGAACTAAAAAGAAAAGAAGGAGACACAAGGTTATATTTGACACCTGATGGTGAAGCTTTACCTTCTGTAACCAGTATCTTATCTAAAACAAAAGATAAATCTTTTTTAAAAAAATGGCGTGCCAAGGTTGGTGAAGAAGAAGCAGAAAAAATAATTCGTGATTCTGCTAAGATTGGAACCGCGCTCCACCTATACATAGAACGTTTTGTGAACGGAGATAAATACAAAGATTTGACAAAAGTTGGTGTTCAAGCAGAAAAAATGGCACAGAAAATAATTGATGAAGCTTTTAAAGATATAACAGAAATATGGGGATCAGAGGTACATTTGTATAATCCAGGCAAATATGCTGGCACAACAGATATGGTGGGTGTTTACAAAAACAAACCTACAATTATAGATTTTAAACAATCCAATAGACCAAAGAAAAGAGAATGGGTACAGGATTATTTAATGCAACTAGCAGCGTACGCCGCGGCTCACAATGCAATATTTAATACTGAAATTGAACAAGGTGTGGTGTTGATGTGTTCTCGTGATTTAACGTTCCAAAGATTCGAATTGACAGGTGAGAATTTTGTACGCGCTACTAATGCATTTATGAAAAAATTGGATGCATACAATGCAAGCATAATCTAAATCAAATCCACTCTGATAATTCTTCTCCACTAATTTCCTTTGCAATGTTTACCTTGTTTTTTAATGCTTTAATTATTTTTTCATCTACAGTGCCTTTAGATACCATATCTATATATAGAACCGGATTAACCTGACCTATACGATGTGCTCTATCTTCTGACTGTATTCTTTTCTCCAAATCGTAATTATTAGAGTAATATATCACTGTGCTAGCTGCCGTCAATGTAATACCATATCCTCCTGTTTGTGTATTACCTATAAAAAATCTACAATCATTTGATTTATTTTGAAAATCATGAATACATTTTTGTCTATCTTCTGCCTTTGTTGCACCATAGTATGTGCAGTATGACGTAGGACCATATTCTTTTTTTATTGCTGACTCTATGTTTAATATGTCATGTATGTAGTTTGCCCATATAATTGCTTTACCTGTTGTTTCTGACAACACTTGCATTAATTCTTCTATTCTATTGTTTTTAAGATCTAACACTTCACCACTATCTGTTTTCATATGTCCACATGTTATTTGATGCAGTCTCATCAATTGTGTCAAAACATTGACAGCTGTAAGTGATTGTCCTTTTAAAATAGTCATGGCATTTGTTTTCATGTCCTGGTATGCAATACGTTGTTCATCTGTCAATTCTACTTCACGTTTTACAAATGTTTTTTCTGGTAAATCCAAACAATCTTTCTTTAAAATACGGTAAGAATGTGGCGACACAAGATTACCTAACTGCGCTAAGTTTTTAAATTTTACAATCTTTTGATACTTATGCGTGCCACCAGCTGCATTGGCTGTAATCACAACAGCATATCTAGTTCTAAATGCATAAAAACTTTGTTGTCCTAATATTTCAGGATCAAGGAAATCCATTTGTGACCACAGATCCATAGGTGATTGTGTCACTGGAGAACCTGTTAGTATACGTCTATACTTTGCTTCACGTGCTAAACCTAAAATATTTTTTGTTCTTTTTGCTTGTGGATTTTTTATTGTAGTGCTTTCGTCCACTATCATCATAGCTTTACCAATTAAAAATAATTTAGCAAATTCTACACCTTTTTTTGTAGATAAAGCTTCTACATTCATCACCATAATTTTACATCTATAATCGTTTATATCTTTTATGTTTTTTAATTGTTGTTTATATTCTGAACTTGTAGATTGTTTCCAAGCAACAACATTTTTTTCTATGTAGTCAGGAACGTGTGTAGGTATTTCTTGATCTACCCAATTCATGTATGTGCCTTTTGGTGCAACTATCAACACTCTATCTATTCTACCTTTGTTGTATAGTATGCATGCGTTGTCTAATGCTATTTTAGTTTTACCTGTGCCCATCTCTGCAAAGATAGCAAAAGCTTCTTTATTCCAGCATTTTTTTAACGCATCTTTTTGATGCTCGTATGGCTTAGTTTTAAATTTGTACATTCTTAATTCTAATGTTGACTTCTTATATAACATGATCTATATGAGAATCAAGAAATAAAATTATGACAGTTTACGTACTACAAGAAATGGGTAGAAATATTAGATCAGCTGAAAAATTTGGCGATCTAAAAGTATTATTACCTGACAATAAACAAATAGTTTTATCTTCTGGACCATTAACTCATAAGTTAAAAAAAGAGTTATCCACATTTAGTGATGATGACTATTTGCTTTTGATTGGTGATCCTGCTATTATTGCATTAGCTGGCGCAGTTGTCAGTGAAATGAATAGAGGCAAATTTAAAGTGTTAAAATGGGATCGTGATGAAAAACGATACTATGACATAGAAATAGATTTGAAAGGTTGATATGAGTGAATTACTAGAACAAATGGCTCAAGATGCGGGCTCCACGGCCCAGGACAACATGGGCAAAATAGGTGCTGTTGCTAATGATGTAGCAGACACTGATAAAGAGATTGCTAATTTAGAAGAGCAATTAAGAAAGAAAAAAGATTACAAAAAACATTTAGCAGAAAATGTTCTACCTAACTTATTTGCAGAAGTAGGTTTGTCAGAATTAAAATTGGCAGATGGTAGACATCTTAAGGTTACCAACTACTATGGTGCTTCTATTAAAGATACCAAAAAAGAAGCAGCATTCAAGTGGTTACGAGACAATGGATTTGGTGATTTAATAAAGAACCAAGTTAGTTGTAGCTTTGGAAGGAATGAAGATGAGAAAGCTAAGTCGTTGATAGATACTTTGGATAGTCAAGGTTATCAATCAATGCAACGTGAATGGGTCGAACCTTCCACCCTTCGCGCATTTATACGGGAGCAACATGAAGCAGGTAAACAATTACCTATGGATTTGTTAGGAGCTTTCGTCGGACAAAAAACAACAATTAAAGACTAAAGGAGAAAGGCCTTATGGCAAAAACACAAGCAGTCGCAAAAGCGGCAAAACTAGATCTAGCAGTTCTTGCTAGTGACTCAAAAGATGCAAGTGGGTTTGGCAATCTTGACATGTCAAGAGATATTGCAATCCCTTACATCAACATACTACAATCCAATAGTCCACAACTTAATCCGCAAAAAGCAGAGTACGTTGATGGTGCTAAAATAGGACAGTTCTACAATACTGTCACACAAGAGGTCAGCGATTCACTTAACGTGATACCTGTTCTCTATCAACTACGATACGTAGAATGGAAACCACGTGAGCAAGGTGGTGGGTTCGTTGAATCACATCATGCTGATAGTGGCATTTTAAGTAAAACTAAACGTGATCAAATGACGTTTAAAGATGTGTTACCTAATGGTAATTACATTGCAACCACTGCTTATCACTATGTTATGGTGCAAGGCAAAGATGGTGCTTGGTCACAAGCTGTTGTCAGCATGACATCTACACAATTGAAAAAAAGTAGACGTTGGAACAGTTTAATGTTGAGCCAAAAAGTTAATGGTCCATCGGGAAGTTTTACTCCACCAACATATGCAATCATTTACAAACTATCTACTGTTAGTGAGTCCAATGATCGTGGTAGTTGGTTTGGGTATCAAGTTGAGAGAGACGGTCAGGTTGAAGACGCTGGCGTTTATAACGAGGCAAAATCATTTTCAACTGCCGCATCAAGAGGAGAAGTCGAAGCTAAACCTATGTCAGAAGGTGAGCCTGTAAAAGAGGCACCACAATCTAACAATACAGAAAGTCAAGAAGAAGTACCGTTTTAGGTAATTCTTCTACTAAAACTGGAGGTTTAGTGGATAGATTCAAATTGATATTTGAAGGCTTAGACGTGGCTTATGGTCAGCACCAACCAAATGGTTCGCGTGCTGACGGTAAGCAGGAAGGTAAGTCATACATTGTAAAACAAGAAGTAAATGATTCTCTATGGAGTAATCATTTAAACGGGAATGGTCCATCATTGGGTATCATTCCAATAAAAGCAGACAACACAGTCAAATGGGGCTGCATAGATATAGATACATATCCCATTGATTATAAAAAAATAATTAACAGTGTAAGAAATTTACAGCTACCACTTGTTCCTTGTAGATCAAAGAGCGGAGGCATGCATTTGTTTATGTTTTTTAAAAACCCAGTGTCCGCAAGATTAGCCAGAGAGAAGCTACGAGAGGTTGC